GTTAAACCCGGTGAACATGGCAATAGCTGTGCTTGGCTTCCCATCTATCCCTTTCGGCCTTTCCGAGCTTTGGTGCGCGGAGCATAGAGCATGGGAGACTGACACGATATGCACCTGTCAAATATGGTTGGTTAATGATTCCCCGAAAATACGGGGACATGAGTTACGGCACTGCATGGGCTACACGGAACATTAAAAATATTAAGATTTGGAGATAGAAATGTTTATAGAAATTTTAGAAAAGGAGGATTCAAAGAAGGTATTAATAGGAGATATCTATGTATTAAAACGATGTTTAAAGAATAAACTTGAGGAGGCAAAGAATAGGCTTATTACTGAGAAAGAGGATGCAAGGTTTATAGCTGGTATAGCTTTTACTTTAAAACTCTTACTCAGTGATTTGGAAGAATAGGCAGTCACCTCTAATTTGAAGAGTACTGACCCATGGTTGCAACTACACATAGGGTGTACCCCTGCAATTAATCTCAGGAAATTTAAATGGACCCATGACACAGGAGGATTCATGAATAGAATCGAAGGAACAAAACATTTTCAACAACTGGATAAAGAAATTGAGGAAATGGAACGTGCTATAAGTGGTAAGCCCAGTAGCTCCCCTGAAGAAGTTAAGGTGGACACCGCTGATGAAAACCATGAGGAGCATGAAGTTATTAAGGTTACTCCAGAAGAAACGGTACTTGTATCAGGTAATGAAGTTACCCCTCCACCTGAACCAAAGAGAACCTCTTGGAAACAAGAGTATCAGGTTCTTGAGGATAGATATAGGAAGTTGCGCTCATCTACGGATGCTAAGCTTTATCAACTTCGTACCGAGAATGGTGATCTGTTAAAGACAGTCCGTAAGCTTGAGGAACAGGTTGATACCTTATCCACTAAATTAGCCACTTATGTAAATAGCCAGGAAGATGATTTTTCTGATCTTTTTACTACAGATGAGATTGATATAATGGGTGGTCCTGATTATCTCCAATCTCTCTCGAAAGTTGCTAATAAGCTTGTGGAGAAAAAAGTTAAACCTCTGGAACAGAAGCTCGAAGAAGAGAAGAAGGAAAAGAGGAAACAAATGGAATTAGCAGAAGAACGAGCCAGAAGAGAGGCTCATCTCTCCTTTCTTTCTAGGTTGGAGGAAGCTGCACCTAACTATAAATCCATTAATACTAACCCCGATTTCTTGAAATGGTTGGACGGGTTTGATTCTGACTCTGGCTATTCACGATTAGAACAGCTTAGAACGGCACAGAATTTAGGGGATGTACCACGAGTTGCTTCTTTCTTCATTAGGTGGGAGAAGGTAAACAGCGAGGAAACAAATCCCATATTGGAAAAGAAGATCGGCCCAAAAGGTTCTCAGAGTGGACCTATTAAAACTCAACAAAAGGGAGTAGAAATTATCCCTTACTCTGTTATTGCTAGGTTCTATGATGAGGATGCCAAGGGTCGGTATAGGAATAATCCGAAAAAAGCGGATGAACTTGAAAAGAAATTTGATATAGCTAGAATGGAAGGTAGGATTGATTTTAATCGTTAATACTTCTAACTCTAGCCATATCACTATGTAAAAGGAGATTTTATTATGGCTAGTGATTCGCGTCCGGGTCTTGTATCCAATAGTAATGCTTATTTTGGAACTAGTGGTTCAGATCTTTATGGTTCCATCAATACTTCTGGGTCCCGTTGGATTCCCCAGATTTTTGCAAAGAAGACGCTTTAAAAATTATGGAGCGTTAAAAAGCTACTTAAATAACGGAGTAAAATCCGAGAGAAAGTAAGGTCCACTATATAAAGGGGGACAGATGTTTAACACAGATGTACTAGGTTATAAGGTACGAGAAGGTAAGATAAAGAAACATTCAGAGCAATTAAATAAATGGTTAGCTGGGTTTATTGATGCAGATGGTTCTTTTTCTCTATCTTTCTCACAAAATACAAGTGGAAGATATAATATTTATCTTAATTGTAGGATAACTCAAAGTGCTTCAAATGATCCAGATTTTGAATTACTGCGTTCTTTAGCTTTTTATTATAACTTAGGAAAGATATACTTTGATGAACGAGATAGTGATATAAAGAAATCATACTCTGCGATATGGTGGTTTAATTCTAAAGAGACTATGATTCTGTTTAATAGAATTGGAAAGCATTTAAGAATTAAAGCTACACATGCAGAAAATTTAATCTGGTTAGTTAAAGAATTAGAAGGTATATCTATTACATCTGATTGTGTAGAAGAATTGAAAGAGTTTTCTAAATGCTCTCGAAAGAATAGCCGATGGTTAAAGATGCCTAAGCACCCATCTTGGGCTTGGTTAGCTGGTTATTTAGACGGGGGTGGTCATTACCGATGTAGATTAAATAGGGTTAAAAAAGTTAATACAGGTATGACTACTGGTAATGAGTTAAAGTTATTTGTTGGCTCCTCTCTTGATGATTCTTTTATACTTAATTTTTTGCATATACACCTAGGAGGTTCCATAAGGGATCGTAAAGATGGTGTAAGGTTTTGGCAACGATCTTTAGGTAGAAATTCAGCATCCTTTGCTATACCATTTATAAAGAAAATGCTAAAGTACTCTTGTGTAATAAAAAAATATGAGACCTTGCAAAAAATGTTAAACTTTCATACTACTCGCAGAGACTAAACAGTAGCAACTCGAAAGAGTAAGTGATAGTCCAATACGCGTAATTTTTATAAGACCACGGTCTTTGGGGAGATTTGTAATACTGATTATGAAGGCGAAATTAAACGTCAGGGTGATAGTGTCGTTATTCGTAAGCGGCCCACTATTGACGTTAATGCTCATGAGGTTGGTACCCAACTGACCTATCAGATTCCTACTGCTGCTTCCCTGGTCCTGCCTATTGACAAGGGGTTTGCATGGGCGTTTGAGAGTGATGATATCAACGAGGCTCAGGCTGATGTTGATTATGTTGGGGACTCCTCGATGGATGCTGCTGAGCAGTTAAAAATTAAGGTTGATGTGGAAATCCTGTCCTACTTATGGGATCAGGGTGATACTTATAATATGGGTGCCTCGGCTGGGAAGATTACCTCTGGCGTAAACCTTGGTAAGTCCGGTGCTGCTGTTACTGCGGTTCCCTCTGGTATCGTTGATCTCCTGGTTGAAATGAATCAGGTGCTTGATGAGAATGATCAACCTTCTGAGGGTCGTTGGGTTATTCTTCCTGCCTGGGCTTGTGCCATGCTGAAGAAGGGTGATCTGCGTCGTGCTGATATTACTGGTGATGGGACTGGTGTTATTCGTACTGGTCTGATTGGTATGGTAGATCGTTTCAAAATTTACCAGTCCAATAGTGTGCATTATGTCTCCGGTGCTTCTGGTGGTTTCTATGTACCCTTTGGGACCAATGAGGCTATCACCTTTGCGGCTCAGTTAGTTAAGACTGAGAGCCTTATGATTCCTTCTGCCTTCGGTACCTACTACAGGGGTTTGATGGTTTATGGTCGTAAGGTTGTTCAGCCTCAGGCTCTCGGTATTGCACTGATTGTTAAGGGCTAATTAGTAATTAGGGTTGGGGGAGATAATTGGGTCTCCCCCATTTTATAATGGAGGCATTATGGCAAAACAATTAAGAGATAGGCGAACAGGGGCAGTATCCTTTTATTTTGATGATCAAGTACCGCGATTACTTGCTACGGGTTGGTACGAGTTTGCTGATAAGAAGATGGAAGTTCCAGTACAAAAGCCTGTTGTAGAAGAGGAAATAGAATACCCTGAACCAATTAAGATTGGTCGAGGTAGAAAAAAGAAAGTAGAGGAATAATTAATGAATGCTCTTGCCATTGCACAAAGCGTTTATAGAAAATGTGGTTTGCATGGGGAATTAGTATCCTTCTCACAACCGGAAGGGTCTCAGCAAATTGCGTGTGTAGAGGCTGTTAAAGAAGCTTGGTGGCATCTTCAAAATATGAGGAGTGAGTGGACCTTTATGGATTCCTTCACTACCTTTCAGACTGTATCAGGTATTTCCTCATATGCTACATCTGCGATAATGGCAAATGAGAGTACTGATGATTTATCTTTTATCCATCCAGGTGGTATTATTTATAATAATAGGCCACTTCCTAAATTAAAATGGGAGGCTTATTTTTATACAGATAATACTGTTCCTGCCGAACCTAGGTGGTATACATGGGACCAAGCTACCGAGACCCTGCATATGAATATTCCTAATGGTGTTTATGATATAACTGTAAGATACCATAGGGAACCCCAATATTTAACTAGTGGTACAGATGTACCCCGATTGCCTGAACGATTCCATATCTTAATAGGTTATGAGGCTTTACAAGGTATGGCAACCTTTTTAGCTAATGATGAAGTATTTGCACGATATTCACAACAATATGATGAATTACTTGGTGAATTAATGCGTGGTTATTTACCATCTAAAACTATGTATATACCCAGAGGATTTATATAATGCCTAGGCGTAGG